TTCCGTTGTATTTCGATAAGGAATCTACCATCAACCCATTCTCAGGAGCATCATGCAAAAGATTGCATCAGCCTTAGTCAAGGCACAGAAAGGCTTCGGCGCCGCGCTGAAGACCAGTAGCAACCCACACTTCAAGAGCCGCTATGCGGATCTCGCCGCTTGCGTTGAGGCAGTGATTGATTCACTGAACGACAACGGCATCGCCCTCATTCAGCAGACCCATGAGTGCGACAACGGCGTCATCGTTGAGACGACCTTCATCCACGAGAGTGGTGAGGTGTTCAGTGCCGGCAAGCTGCACGTCCCTGCGTCCAAGCACGACGCCCAGGGTTACGGCAGTGCATTGACCTACGCTCGTCGTTACTCGCTTATGGCGGCGGCTGGCATCGCGCCTGAGGATGACGACGGCAATGCAGCTACTGCCCGTCCTTCATCGCCACCCGTTCAGCGCAAGGCTGATCCCAAGGTGGGACCTGATGAGCTCAAGGCCATCACTGAGCTCGCTCAGAAAACAAGCACCGACCTTTCAGCCATCGCCAAAGCGTATGGCCTCTCGAGCATCAACGATCTTCCTTTGTTGAAGACCGCTGAAGTAGTGGCGCGTCTTCAGAAAAAGGCCGCCGAATCTGTAACCAAGGAGTAATTCATGTCTGCTACCTACAACAATCAAATCGAAATCGTTCTGTTCCAGAACAACAAAGCCAAGAGTGACAAGGCGCCACAAGAAACCGGCACGGTCACCTTCCCTGACGGCACGAAGTACGAGGTCGCTCTCTGGCAAAAGGTGTCGAAGAACGGCAACCCCTTCAAGTCGGGTGTGCTCAAGCTCGATAACGGCGAACGTGCTCAATACAAGAGCAACGACGGCGGCAACGCACAGCGCGGTGGCTCAGTAACGGTGGACTTTTAATGAACTTGACAAACGTTCATGGTCTTCCTGACGCGCTAGTCAACGCCGTCAAGAACGACCCATACACAGGAGGCGGAGACATCTCCGTTACCAAGCTGATTGATGCGCCCAAGCGCCGCACCCTCTACAAGAAGTACAGAGAGTTCGTGGTCGAGGATGTGTCAGAGCGCATCTGGTCTCTGATGGGTCAGGCTGTGCACACGGTACTCGAGCGAGCAGGGACTAATGCCCTGGTCGAAGAGCGCCTGTATGCAGAGGTCAACGGCTGGAAGGTGAGCGGTCAGTTTGATCGCTTGCACCTGGCTGATGCGGTATTGCAGGACTGGAAGGTGTGCTCAGTCTACAAAGCCAAGGGCGATGTGGGATGGGAGCGCCAGCTCAACTGCTTGCGTTGGCTTGCCCACAAGAACGGAATGGAAGTTAACCGTCTTCAGGTTGTGGCTATTTTCCGTGATTGGAAAAAGTCAGAAGCCCTTAGACAAAGTGACTATCCAGGGCAGAACGTCCAGGTGATTGATGTCCCAGTTTGGAGCATCGAAGACACCGAGAACTACATCTTTGGCCGTGTGCAAATGCATCAGCTCTCTGATGCTGGCGAAGAAACTACTTGCACTGAAGAAGAGCGGTGGTACTCGGGCACATCTTTTGCCCTCATGAAGTCCGGCGGAAAGCGAGCCAAGAAAGTTGCGTCCACCAAGGAAGAGTTAGGTGAGGTTCCGCCAGACCACTACATCGAAGAGAGACCAGGCGTTAACCGCAGATGTGAAAGCTACTGCGAGGTCGCGCCATTCTGTGAGCAATACAAAAAGCTCAAATTAGAACAAGGAGATGCATCACATGATGTCGATTTTTGAAGCCGCCAAATACTTGGGTATCAGCGTTTTCTCACTGCGCAAGCTAGCGCGTGAGAGCCGACTGCCGGCTGGCAAGGTGGGTCGTCAATGGCGCTTCCGTCAGGAAGACCTTGATGCGTTTTTGAAACAGCAATACGGAGGGATCAAGGATGCAGCCTAGTCCATTAGAGATTCAGGTAGGCGGTAACCACTACAAGGAACTGCCTATCCAACCTGTTCAGTACATCTTCGAGAATGGCATTGGCTACTTTGAAGGCAACGTCATCAAGTACGTCAGTCGCTGGCGTAGCAAGGGTGGCATTGCTGACCTTGAGAAGGCTAAGCACTACATCGAGATGCTGATCGACTTCGAAAGGTCGCTGGAAAAATGAACGCAGTACTCAACTCCGACCTCGCCCAACAGGGCGCAGACACCGGCATGTTGTTGGCCGCATCTCATGCTGACCGTTTGAATACTGACTGGACTGAAGACTCGACAAACGTCTTCAAGCTATACGCCCGCTTGCATCCGCAAGGCTTCATGACCGAGGACGTTCGTCTTTGGTCTGTAAAGCTAGGGTTTACAGAGCCACCGGACAACCGTGCCTGGGGCTACATCGCCAGGTCCCTGGCCAACCAGGGTTACATCGAAGCAGTCGGCTACGGCAAACAACGCTCAGCGACTTGCCACGGCTCACCTAAAACTATTTGGAAACTGAAATGAACGATCGCACTATCACCCTCTCCTTCTCACTCGAGCACATCAACATCATCTTGCGCCACCTGGATGCAGGAGCTCACGGCCAGGTACGCCAGTTGATCGACCTGATCATTGCTGAGACCAACGCTCAGCAACAGGCTCACATGGCGCCAGCAGCTCACGCCGCTACGGAAGTCGGAGGTACGGATTGAACTACGACCGTACCGCTAACTGGCTCAAAGCCTGCGGCAAAGAACCAACACCTGAGAACCTGTCAGTCCAAGTCGGCTGCATGATCGAGGAGTTCTGCGAGTTCATTAAGAACCTGCGTACCGACAGCGAGGGTTACGCCAAGCTGATGGATCGCACTCGCCTCGACCTCGAGTGGTTCGGTAGCAAGCTCAAGCGCCAAGACCAGTTCGTCTACATCCCTCCGCACCTTCGCTCAGACGCCCTGGATGCGCTGTGCGATACGGAGGTGACGGTCAACGGCGTGGCCTACCTGGCTGGCTTCGACAAGCCTGCCGCGGATGAGGCCGTGCTCGCATCCAACGACGCCAAGCTGGTGGATGGCAAGCCCGTCATTCATCCAGGCGGAAAGATCGGCAAGCCTGAGGGTTGGGTAGCCCCTGACCTTCGCGCATTCGTATGAACCAAGAAGAGATCTGGGCTATCGAGCTTCGCCAGTCGCGGCTCAAGTTCATTGAGCGTGTGAAGCTGGCCCTTCGTACGCCATCACCGACCAAGCGTTACGCCATGTATCACGAGTGGCGCAAAGAGATCGGTGATGTGGCGGCAAGGGAACAGGCACGGTTCGCGGAAGGCGTGCGAGAGGGTCGGGTCTCTCTCAAAAAACTTGAAGACATGGTGGACAAATGAAAGATTCGAGTATTGCAGACCGTGTGTTTTGGTTCATTGGAACCATGATCCTGGTCGCTGCTTCATGGGTGTTGATTGGCGTGGTCGCTCGCGCCATCAAGAGCCTGTTCTGCTTGGGGTACGGCTGCTGATGTCGTACGAAGTAGAACAACGAGAGCGAGCAATGGCTAGCCTGAAGGAACTTCTGAACAAGGTTCCTGCGCGGGTGACCAATGCTGGCGTGATGGAAACAAGGGCTTGGGTTCAAGCAAGACAAGAGGCCGAGAAGCTCATGAAGAAACGCGGCGTGACAACCGCGGAACTGCTGGGCATGGCTGACCGATTGAAGTAAAGGAAGCAAATGACAGCAGATACCAAGGTCTTAGCAGACCGAGATGCGACTAAGTGCTACGTCTTTGATGGCGTGACCTATGTGCCGCACTACATCAACGATCAGTTCTTTGTTGGGCCTGGCTTTCCCAGGTTCCAGACCAAGCTCTGGTCAGTCGAACAACTGACGCGTGCAGGCGCCAAGGAAACATGGCTTGTGCTGTGGCCCCGCCCCAAGCACGGACAACAGATCAAGGTGGCCGCATGAGAGAGAACATCGAGACGATCCCGAATAAGGTGACTGCCAACGATCTGTTCGACAAGATCAAGAAGGTTCAGTACATCCGGATTCCGGATACAACAACAACCATCTGCTACCTCACCATGCAGAATGGCTTCACGATTTTGGGTCAAAGCGGATGCGTTGATCCGAAGGAATACAACGCCGCACTCGGAGAGAAGTACGCCTACGAGAACGCGGTCGAAAAGATCTGGCAACTGGAGGGCTACCTCCTTGCCGAGCGCCGCTACCAAGCGGGGCTGTGATTACGGGGGGGAAAGGGTTTAGCTAGCGCCGGTCTAGTCGAGGTCTTCTGGATGACTCCTGGGAGTGAAGTGATCACCCTCAACAGCGACCGGTTTACCTCAGTACCCCCACCATTTATCTGATTGTGTTGAAAAAATCCGTTGGAGACTGTACCTTGGAGGTGCGGTCTTCGGCGGGTAGAGGAGCTTTTATGTCTATCTATCTCCGGGGAAAGGTGTGGTGGTACAGCTTTACCGTGAAGGGCAAGCCGTATCGCGGTTCGTGCAAGACCGATGTTGAAGTCGATGCGTTGGAGTATCACGATCGACTGCGTGCCGAAGCGTGGCGTACTCGGGTTCAAGGCGACAAGCCAAGGCGTACCCTGGCCGAAGCCATCGAGCGCTACTCCAAGGATCACAGCGACAAGAAGTCAGCTCGTGATGACACGCGGTCAGCCAACTGGTGGCTCAAGCAATTCGAGTCCGTCAAGGTGAAGTACTTTGACGAGCTCACCGCCGAGACCATCCGTGACATTCGTGATGAAGAGGTCGGCAGACCAGGACGCCGTGGCCCGATCAAGCCTGCCACGGTCGATCGCAAGCTGGCCTTCCTGCGCTCAGTGCTTCGGGCCGCGAAGCTGAAGTGGGAGTGGGTGGACGACGCCCCGTTCGTTGAGCTGTTCAACGACGAGGAGGAGCGAGAGCGGTACCTCGAGCCTCACGAAGTCCATCGGTTGATTGAGGTTCTGCCGCAACCGTTCTCGGACATGGCGCTGTTTGCCGTGACCACTGGACTGCGGCAAGCCAACGTCTTTCAACTGAAGTGGTCGGAGGTGAACCTGGCCGGCAAGTTCGCACGGTTCCCTGGGATCAAGATGAAGAACGGTAAGGCGTTCTCCATCGCGCTCTCAGCAACGGCCATCGAGGTGCTCCGTGCCCAGATCGGCAAGAGCGAGGAGTACGTGTTTCCGAAGGAAGACGGTACGCCTCACCTGTGGTTGCCGTCGTGGCTGTGGGCAAAGGCGCTTGAGGATGCAGGACTGGACGATGTGCGGTGGCATGACTTGCGCCACACGTGGGCCAGCTTGATGCGCCAGTCAGGCGTGAGCCTGGCGGATCTGCAAGAGATGGGTGGTTGGAAGTCAGCGAAGATGGTGCAGCGATATGCCCATCTGAACGTCAACCATCTGCGCCCGATGGCCGAAGTGATGGATGGGGTTCTGTCCCGCAGAACAGGCAATGTACAAAAATTGCACATTGCGGCTAGCTGACTCAGGGTCAGTGGTCTAACCCCTTGATTGTTTGGCTCCCCGACCTGGGCTCGAACCAGGGACCTGCGGATTAACAGAGCCAAACGTGCGTAGGCAGTGTGGATAGGTGCGTTGCTAAGCGGTTGTTTATAAACTGAGCCTGTACGAAGACCGCGTTGGAAAACTGCAAAGCAACGTACCTGTTCATGTACAAAAAACGCACACTAACCCGTGCCTCAATAGTACCTGGTACCCCTGAAGTAGGCGTGGCCGTCAT